ATCGCACCCCCGAACAAACTTCGATGCAATCTTCTACAACATGTTAAAACTTGCTTTGGCAAGGCAGTCAAATATACAAATCTTTATTTCTGATTCCCCCACTATGATTGTACAGCATGGTGTATTTAACTTTGCCCTCAACCATAACGACAATGTAAATTCCTGGATGGGTTTGCCGTTCTATGGACTCAACAGGAAAGCCTCACGCATGACAGACCTGTACAGCATGATTATCCACTATAAACTTGGAGGACATTTTCACCAGTCTGCCAATCTAAATGAAGACGAGATACTGCTTAATGGTTCGATGGTAGGCGGCTCTGAATTGTCAATAAACCAGATGAACATATCGAGCCGTCCCTCGCAAAAGATATTCTATTTTGACGAGAATCGCGGGATACAAGCGGTGACAAATCTAATACTTGCCGAAAGAAAGGTTCTTGGTCTTAAGAATAATAATGTCTATACACCACACAATACATTGGCAAACAAATTAATAGGAGTATAAGCGTCCGCGAAATCTTGAAGGGAGGGTTGCTATGTCTTGGTTTGATGCTCGCAAGAAGGCTATTGAGGCGGAGGCTATCGAAACGGAGTCCATTGCATTTATAGAAGATAGCAGGGCGCACTTTGTAAATGTGTCTGCATCGGGAGAGATAGTCCCTGACAACTATTATGAGCTTGGAGACGGAAAAGAGGAGGCTATGCCACACAAACCACCAGAACCAGAGGATATACGTTTATTTAAACTTGCCCAGCAGGAGGCGTTTGCTATATTTTTGTGTCGCAGGAAAGAACATGGTGCATTTAACCAGAACGCAGAGAAATATCCATACGAACATCTTGGAATGATGCTCGGCAAGCTGGGGAGAACCGCCAGAAGTGTGCTCGATAAGATAAGAACAGGTAAGCCATTACAGAGAGATACGCTGATAGACCTGTCTAACTATGCGTTGATGCTGATGGTAGAGGGTGATTCACAAATCGAAAAGGGAGAAGCGAAATGAAATTCAACTTTATGAAGATGTTAAAGGGTTTGTTTTTGGCGGGAATGTGCGGGGTGGGAACGGGAGAAATCTTAACAAAAATAGGTGCACTGATAGCCCCAAGCACACCAAGCGGTCATATGACACTGTCCATTATGGGTACAGTAACTTTTCTTGTATTGGTGATATGGAGTACAGATGAAATCAAATCACCATGGGGGGAGGATTGATGGCAAAAACAATAAACCATAAGAAGAGTTCGCTTGGCATAACCAACATGGGTATTGATATGGGTTGTAGTGACAAAACAGCCATTGCCACGGCCAATGACCTTGGGGCAATAGTATATGTCGAAGTGACAGACCAGGAAGTAATGAACGAACTATCCCAGTACCCCCCTGCACGCTGTGCGTCTGGAATTTCTTTATTGATTGACCATACCAGAAAAGACATCGCAAGTCAGAAACTTCGTTCCCATTATCGTGAGGCTAATCCCACGCCTCTTATCTACGTGGCTGGTGCTTATCGTGCACGTTTATGGAAACCTGCATGGACAATGACAGTCTTTTATCCCCTGTGGCGTGTATACAAGTTTATCGTGGAGGCTAATAATATACGTAAGGCACGTAAGGCATCGCTGAAACTATGGAAGACAGGTTTATGGGCTGTGATATGTCCGCACTCAAACACTGGTTTTTTCCCCGACCATGCTGCCGACTGGCTAAAGGGCGATCTGGAAATGCTTAAGAGGTGTGAGGCTATATATATGCTTAAGGGCTGGCGTGAGTCAGAGGGTGCGAAGAAAGAATGGATGTTGGCTGTGGCAATGGGAATAAAGGTGATATATGAGTATGAACTGGACGACCCAAGGCGCTATACAACGGTGACAATGGAAAAGAAGGAATCGTGAACAGGATAGGTTTATACAATGTAGACTCTAAACTCCCGAACTTTGCATTAATGAAAATATCCTCTTATCACAAGGCGCAAGGGGATTCTGTCGCTTGGTACAGTCCTATCGAGGCACCCTGTTTTGACTTGGTTTACGCAAGTTCGGTTTTCACCTATTCGGCAAAGGATTATGTAACTCCAAATATGATCTGTGGTGGGACTGGATTTGATATTAAAGGCAAACTGCCCGAAGTGATTGAGGAATGCGAGCCGGATTATACTTTGTACCCCGAATTTAAACAGGCAATGGGATTTTTGACAAGGGGATGTATCAGAAAATGTCAATGGTGTTTTGTTCCCGAAAAGGAGGGATCATTAAGACCATACAGGGATATTGACACTATTGCGCAGGGACGTAAAGAAATAATTCTTATGGACAATAACTTTCTGGCGGCTGGTGATTATGCGAAAGAACAAGCAGAAAAGATAATCAAGGGCAAATACAAGGTTGACTTCAATCAGGGCTTGGATGCAAGGCTGATAGATGATGAATGGGCAAAGACATTATCCGAATTTAAATGGCTAAGCCCGCTTGTAATGGCGTGTGATTCAGATGCTATGATTGAACCCGTTTTAATGGCAACGGAAAAACTAAGAAAATACAACTGCACCCCAAAAACATATAGCGTCCTTTTTCTGATAACAGATATTCCATCTGCATTAAAGAGGGCTACAATACTTAAAGAACATGGATTAGAACCTTTTGCACAACCATACAGGGACAAAGCCGGATCGCCAGCCACAGAGGAACAAAGGCACTTTGCAAGGTGGGTTAATCATAAGGCAATATTCAAAACAGTATCATGGAAGGATTACGCAGGATGAAAATTGTATTAATTGGAAGCACGCAGTACAAGGATACTAAGTTTGTGGAAGTGAAAGAAAGACTTGAATCCGAGGGTCACGAAGTAAGGGTACCAGCATTTAATGCCATACCCGATAAGCGTGGACTCACGACCTGCAAGCATAACCGTGAACTTATAAGGTGGTGTGACGAGGTTCATCTTATATATGACGGCAAGTCGCGGGGTGCGCTGTTTGATTTTGGCATGATATTCTATGCCGAAAAACCACTCGTGATTGAATACATGGAGGCAAAATCGTTTATATGGGTCATGGAAGATTACGCAGAAGAAACACAACAAACAAAGGAGTAAGTAATGTCTGAAGTAAGTATCAGCAATGGGTGTGTCCCACGTAGGGACAAGCATGAAGAGATATTGGATTCTATCTGTAAGCTGGATGATGCCATTCATGGCTTGTCTATGCTTGTAAACAGGATTAAGGGTACAGAGATGCCTCCACAAGTAGAAGTGACCAAAGACCCTCATGTCTCTCTCGAAGAGTTTCTGGATACAACAGGCAAAGTCATTGACAGAAAGGCAGAATCAATAAGGGAGCTAACTGCGGAGCTTACTGCGATATTGTTTACAAAGGTAACAGACATGCCCATACAGGATATTCCACGTGGCACAGCCACATTAGGAGGAATGGCTGCATTCCGGTATAACCAGCAATGCTTTTATCCAAACCTACAAACATCTATACTGGTGTAGGGTCACGGAAGACCCCCTATGACGTTCAGGAGCTATTTATTTCCGTAGCCCAGTATCTTTCCCCCCTTGGCTATATCCTCCGTTCTGGAGGGGCTGAGGGGGCAGATACCGCCTTTGAAGAAGGGTGCGATAGAGGTCAGGGGGCTAAGGAGATATATTTACCTTGGGAAAGGTTTAACGGAAACCCCTCGAAGCTGTTTACGCCCGAACCGAAAGCCCGATCGATAGCCAAGCGGTTTCACCCTGACTGGAAGAAATGTAATAAGCCAGTTAAGTTACTACATGCAAGGAACTCGCATGAATTGCTGGGGAGGGGTTTAAATACTCCCTCCCGTTTTCTTTTGTGCTGGACTGATGGTAGTGGCGGTACGTCACGGTTAATACGTGTAGCCGAAGGTTATGGGATTCCCGTATGTAATGCGGACGATTGTACCGAAGAAGAAGTATGGGAATTTATAAAGGTACATATCGGTTCTCTTTAGTTTAATACCCAATTCCACCACTTTGCTTCTTCTGTACATGAGTCGCAGTAGATATAGACACCTTCTGGCAGTTCCTTGCCACAAGAACAGCATTTAAATTTCGGTTTGATATTACTATTCTCATTCTCATTCTCATTCTCATTCTCATTCTCATTATCTTTCATACTACAGCTCCCTCTGCTAATCGTTTAGTTGTTTCAAATATCTTTCTCTTTGTATCCTCTGTAGGTTTATTTGTCTTATGCATTATCTTATACAGCGCGGTATCTGATATGCCCACCTGTTTGGAAAAATTAGACATAGTGCGACACATACCACAACCCCACTTGATAGCACCCGCTACATCGGCAGGACAAGGATAGTCGGGCTTTGGGTACTTGACTCTGGGTGCGTGTTGGACTGGTTTGTATTGCAACTGTCTGCCCCAGTCCCAAGTCAGCCCCCTGTCCGCAAGGGCTTTTTGTATGTTCTGCTTGGTAGCACGCGGGCGATCAGTAACAACAAGGGCATTAGCCTCCTCCTGCGTGAAACCCTTGAAGATAACCAGCATGTCAATATCGTTACGTACACTAATGGCAGGACTAATACGTGACTCTAATATGCTGTGGTAATCAATACGGGCATCACCGTTAACTGAACCTATTGTAGTACCTATCATAAAGACTCCTTATGGCGCGGACAACCGAGACCGGGCTTATAATCCTCATCCAAGCCAACATTGCAATAACAATCTACGTTCATTAGTGGACAATTTTCACCACAACGTCCCTTACTATCTGTCTCCGGTATCTCGACCATAACCGAAAACTCTGATTCTTCGGGAGTGTTCAGGACGGCAAAAGACTCTGCTGTGTCTTCTCTGAACAAACCAAAAGGCTCTTGCCACATAAGTAAGTTTGTGTTGACATTCTTTCCCCAGTAACAGACCAATACCTCTGTGCTATCTTCATCACCCGGAATCCAAAACAAAACCTTCCGCCCGCTATTCCGTATCTCGTCCGTCATTTCCTCAATTTTATGCCAAATAATATCAGGTGTCATTTTATCAGGTGTCATTTAGTCCTCCACAGCTTTAAGTAGATACTGTTTCCAACAAGCATCACAATCACTTAGCTTAGTCATGTCCTTGCAAAACACCGTACTTTCCCATTTGACACAAAGATCAAAACTTCTGAGTGTGCCCGATGCATAATTCACTGCCCTCTCAAACTTATCCCTCTCTTTTGTGACCGCTTCGAGATTGTCCGGCTTGTCAAGTTCCGCGAGAGCATCACCGTATAAATCGGTTATCCGATTAGGAAACTTTTGGAAGTAGTCGGCTCCATATTCCAGTGCTTCCCTGATTTTGTCCTTGTTCATCCCTCACCTCCAAATCTCGGACAGCCGGGACCGGGCTTACAAGAATATATTGGCTCTATACCCCCCATTAATCCCGCAAATCCCCCAACCTGCCATTCGCAGTTACTTTCTATGGGGCAATCAACATTACACATGCCCTTTGATGTTAACGGTGGTATCTCCACAACAACGGCAAACTTTGACTCGACGGGAGCGTTGAGGGCGGCAAAGTGAGAAACATAAGTTTCGTCAAAATTATTGCCATTATTTGAAGTCCAGTTTTCCAGAATGACGTGATGTCTACTAATGTATTTCACTACCAATTCATCTTTAAATCTGAACAGGATTTCTGCACTGCTATTCCGAATCTCGTCCGTCATTTCCTCGATTGGATACCAAAGCACATCAATCATTTTAGTCCTCATCCTCCGAGCAAACACGCTCATATTTAAGTTCCTTTTTGAGTTCGGCATTTCTGCGTTCCAGTTCAGCAATCTGTCTTCTAAGAGAGCTTATCACCACAGCAGACAAATACCAAACAGCCAATACAACAACAATACAAAGAAGTGTCATTTATTCCTCCACAGCTTTAAGGAAATGGTTTTTCCAACATTCGACACACGACGTCTTATTATTGCCACCATATCTGCGACTACAACTAACGTCAGCAGGACACGTCGGGAAGGGTTGAAAACTATTTTCAGCGGGGAGAAAAGCTTGAATTGCCTTATGAAGTGCCCTCTCAAACTTGTCCCTTTGAGCCGATGCTTTTCTAAAAGCATCAGAAATCATATTGTAGTTTTTAAAAACCTGCTTAGAACACTTATGCCCACCAACTAAATATTCGTTTCTATTCATAGCTACTCCTTTGGGATGTGTGTCCATGCGATAGGTTTGATTATGGTATTGTCACAAGCCCTAAAGTAATTATCAGCATACTCTACAACATCACACCTAACCTTATCGAGTTGTGCCAAATCCCCTTGGTAAAATATTGTATCATACTTTACAAGTATCTCCGTGCCATCTCTTGGCGCACTCTCCATGTCCTGCCATACTGGTTTGTCCAGTTCAGCAAGAGCTTGTTTCAATATAAAGTCCATCGCATTTTTTCTGCCCATAGTCCAATTATGGAATATGTTCTTTCGTACATCGCTTAGTGCTTCCCTGACTTTGTCCTTAGATTCTTTTGTCATACGTTTACTCCTCCATGTAGGTAATTCTTAAGCCCAATGCCTTCGCATAATTTATTTCGTTACTGGTCGAATCACCTATATATCCACCCTTGTTAATAACATGAATACTATCAGAAAGCTGTATTTTTCTAAAGTGTACCCAATCAAGTATTTTTTTCTCTTCCTTAGTTAAGGGAATGTTATCCGCGTGACCCAAAAAAGCTACTGATATTACAATCCTGCCTGTCAAAGTCAACTCTTTGTTGATTCGTTCAAAATCGTCTTTGAATTTTGTTGACCCACAGAGACAAACTACTTCTGGGAATGTATCTTTGTCCTTATCCATTTATTCCTCCTTTATTCTCCGATGGTTATAATAAGCCTACCTGAGCAATGATTGTTTGATGCCCACTCTATTATTTCCTTTATTGGGGTATGTGGAGACCATATTTTTGTTTCTGTCCACATGCTTCCCACACACTCGTTACCGCTCGACTGCTCGATTGTTGCCACAACTGCACCATAAGGTTCTATAAATTTCATTTATCCCTCCTTTGTGGGGGCAGTTTGAATCAGGCAAAATACATTAAGCCCTGTCCACCTTGGCCAACTGCCCCGAAAGTTTATTTTACTGCGTCCTTGATTCTCTGTTCGAGATTCGGATAAAATTTTTCGAATGTGTACCATTCAAGGTGACTTAAAAACATTGTGTCATAATCGCCAAATGATTCATAGAGGGTATGTGCCTGAATGCCATTTAAGCCATTACTGTGTGCATAAATCATATCACATGCTTTTATGCGGAAGCGATATATCAGTCTGTTGCGATAAAGCAGATAGACAAAAGTAATTAATACCTCAATACCAATAACCATAATCAAAAGACCGATAAATGCTAAGATGTCCATTGACCTTCTCCTTTTTACAGCAGTTTAATTTGTTCGTCACCCTCGCCCAGTATATACCACATATATGTAGTGAGGGTACGTACTGGTGTTCTCTGGAACCCAATCTGGAATCGTTCTTCTACCTTATCTAAACTCTCATTAATAGTCGGGTGTCTTTCTTCCCATCCTTTCTGTATATCGTAGCATACAAGTACAAACAGCGGATTGCCCAATTTATCTGTGGTTATATCCCACCTTAGACCTGCCCTCCATACTGTACTCGCGACTCCTTCTCCCATTGTAGTCAGCGCAGCCTTGTAAGGGGGTAACTGGACGGGCAATATATCCTCGTGAGTTACATGTCTGGTTCTTTTTGTGGATATAAGCAGGTCAGTAGACACCTAATCTCCTAATAGCCAAAGGGTGAGTCCAAGAATGGCAACCAGAGAACCCATAGCTACGATCTCCCCCTTATATGAAACCGATCGCCTGATTATATTCATGTCAGCCCCCTTATATAGAGGTATGCAAGTATAATCAGACCCCCAAATAAAATACCGCACAGCTTATAGGTCAAAGAACTGTCAATCACTGGGCACCTCCGCAGTATTTTCCTGTTTTATGAACCTATAATTTGCGGGTATAGGCAGAAGGTGTATCTGTGAGCCTAAGGATGTGGTTATCTCTGGCGGTGTGATTCCATTAATAATCCCTATGACATTCTTATCAAGACATAGGTATGACCTATTGTTCTCTGTATCGATGTCCCACGACAGACGTGCCTTATAGTAGGCAAATACGGAGTCCGCACCTCTGTAGGTAATTCTGTCCCAATGTATACAGGATGATAAAGGGGAACGCGGTTCCTGAAACTTAAGGATTTCAATAAGTATTTTGTTGCCGTCTTGTGTGGACACCCACAGCTTCTCTCTCTTTTGCTTTTGCTTCTCTGACATTTGACCTCCCAGTCAATTAAATGAATATGGTTACTCAGATGCGTCTCTGATTGTCAACCCAGCAGGCACGATACCACTGGCTATCTGCTCCCATCTGGCTTTTATGGTTGGATGTACCTCTTGGTTGCGGCATTCGTGCAACTTCTTAATTGCCTCTTTTTGCAACCACTCAAATGTCTTTTTAGTAATGGTATGTATTCTGTAATCGTATTGCGGATATAGCAGATTTCCCCATTCAATCATTGACACTGCCTTATCTTTATATTTATATGGGTTCCAATATATCAAGAACTGCCATTCAAGACAACTTGCCTGAAATCCAGTAATACCTCCCTTCCCTGAACGTTCAACAGCCCAAGCACCAGCAATAGCCCCCAGAGCTATGGCGTGTATAATGGTTCCATAATCATGTTCATATTCGGTGGTTAGTTTGGTTATAAACGCAGGTAGCGTCTCAAGGGTTATTGCTTCTGCCTCTTTGGCTAACTCTGCTAAAATATCTTTTGTCTCTTGTGTGGATTCGTCTAACGATTTCATTTATGACCTCCCAGTCATGTTAGATTATGTGTGGTTACTTGTTTTCCTCTAATTTGTTTGGCAAAATACGGTTTTGCCACCGTCCCCAATCTGGAGCAATAAGTGGAATTATTCTTGTGGAATCCGATATGGCTGGTTGTTTAATAGCTATAAATATTTTTGTTGTGTCCTGTTCGAGTGTTGGCGGTCTATACACCAAATCATCTATACCTATACCAGTAGATTCGTCCCAAGTTATACCCTCACCAGCATGGCTTTTGTAGTGGTGTGAATAAATAGTTATGGTTATACTATCGAGTTTCCTATCAACAATCACCGAATCAGCCTCGCCCTGCATGTTTACCTCAGAGAAGGATAACAATTTCTTGGCATGGGTTTTGATCTCGAAAGATTTGTCATCCGCATAAACCATCGCTGATACTAAAATCAGAATTGCGATAAGTAGTTTCATTTCTTTGCCTCCTTTTCTTCTGTGTATATTCCAATTGTGTATATTCCACCTGCTATAACTATTGTGACAAGAAGCAGAAATGGGATAATGGCAATTACCGCTCCTAAATCATGATGGATAGCGTAACTCGCCCAAAAACCGCAACCAGACACTATCGATACTATCCCAAAGGCTGTTATAAATGCTTTAATCATTTCCTCCTCCTGTTCCCCAGATATATGGCAAGGTATCTACCGCTTCGGGGAAGTATTTTCTGTAGTGTTCAGGATTCTTCCGAACAAGATTACTCTGCATTGCCACATGAAAATCGGTGTCCCCAATAAATGGGGGCATGATAACGTCATCCGTTATAGGATATGGGATATACGAATGCCTGTACCCTCTGTTTGACCACTCACGCAACATCTCATTATGATAAGACATTAGTGCGGTCTCATATCCTCTCCACATAATTGTACAGGGGTGATTATACCATGCCTGTTTAGAATCTCCCGAACTGTTTATTTTCAGGATTGTATGAGCCTCGATGATTTGCTTATTAAGACGCAATCTGTCGAGGCATTGTGCTGACTTCGCAAAATCAGAATAAGGCAAAAAGGCATTCACTTAATCATCCTCTCCTTTGTTGCTTCCTTTTGTCTTAGTGCTTTTAGCATAACACTTTTAAGTTTCGGTCTGGTCTGCTTGCTCTGGTTCTTCCCCGCTAACCACCTGAATACAGTACCCTGTGTGACCCCTACCCGTCTGGCGAACTCTTCTGCCGTATCATCATATATCTCCATAGCCTCACGGATTAATTCTACGGGCACGTTTTCTTTCTGTGTTTTTGTCATATTATTCCTCCATGCTGGTTGATATGCCGTTGTCGTTTAAGTACCTTATCAGCATATCCGATCCCGCCTCCATTGTATCTATACAGGGCTTCCGGTATATCCTTTGATGTGGATATATACTGGCTAAGGACATAAGCCCCTGCCTCAATATTTCTGTCAATGTCGAATATGTCCTCCTCCACTGTAAGTATGCCCGCAGACATAAGTTCTTTTGCCCACCACCTTGGTTGTATCTGGGTAAGTCCACATGCACCCTCACGGGATACGGCACTGGGTCTGTAGGTAGACTCTGTGTGTATCACCGCCATTAATAGGTCTGGTGATATGTTATATTCACGTGAGTATTTATATACAGATACGATACACCTATAGGCATCCTCTCTTTTGAGGTGTGGGTATGTTCGCATGATATAGCTGGTGGTTCTGATTATTGGTACCATTTCACTTTCGATGGTTGAACTGCTTATGAGACAGGAAAACAGGAAACTGCATATATAAATAACCGACCTCATTAAACCTCCCTTGTAAAAGAAAATCCAGAGAAGGACATTCGCCCCTCTGGCAGTCGTTATTTCCCTTTCTTCTCTTTAAGTGTTCCGCCTATCTCAAGAATGTAGCTGTCCTTGAGGTTATCAAGCTCTACTTTATTAATGGGTTTAAAGTCATACTTGCGATAAGACGTATCTTTAAGGCAATCCCTGTATACGTCAGGATAGGCAACCTTAAGTCTATCGTTGTCTACTCTGGTCTGGTTTATAAGCACATACTTGGATAGACCCATATCCCCCTGTACAAGTTCAGCGTCTCCATAATAAGAAAGTACCCGTGCTTTAAGTTCCTTCAGGTATTTCTCGCAGTAGTTCCCAATAGCCGAATACTTATGAATCTGTTTTTGCAACTCAGCAAACTTCGCCTTATCCTCTTCCGATAGTTCGGCAACCTTATCTGGGACTCTTCGTATCCTTGCCAGCGTCTCAATATCCCCACACTGGGTTTCTTTAGGGGGAGTCTTGGTTTCGACACAATCACTCCAGAACCTATGCCCAGACCTCCAAATCTTATCTATGGTGTCCTCGTCACGCTCAATCATATAAAGTCTTTCCTCGTGGTCGGGCATCAGGACAGCCACAGCACCCCATTCCCAGCCTGTGCATAGAAGGTCATGCTGAATACGGAGAAAATAACGGGTGGGAATATCCGAAGTCCCGTCTTCGCCCCATTCAACAGCATTATTGCCAAACTCTGCCCGAATAACTACGGGTTTATCATAGTCTGGGGTTATACAGTAACCATTAAGGGTAGTAGCAAATAGTTCGTCCTCTTGACATATAAAATCCATCTTATCCCTGTCGGATATAAGTTCCCCCCCAAGTTTCGCATTTGCAAACTGAAGGATTCCGGGTTGGTACCGTTTCTTTTTCTCGATTGCCTCCACGCCTTTGGGCGGATCGGTTTTATATACCTTGGTCATGTACACATCTGCCGATGTACGTTTGTGGTCGATACTCTTGCCCTCCCCATCGGTGAACAGGGGGACAATATCATAAGGGGTAAGAACTTTAGACCATTCAATACGTTTAGACATTAGTAGACTCCTTTTCTTTCAGTAAATCCTTTAACTGTTTATTTACATGGTTAAAATTCTCTCTCCACGTGTCCCTTGCTACCCGCATGTATGCAAGTTCGCTTTTTAACCTCCCAATTTCTTTTTCACGCTTATTTAATTTGCAAGATTTGGTTCTATGCTTTTCTCTTTCAAGTTCTTCGTTTAACCAGATAATCTTCTTCTTGGCGTGAGCTAAATCAGCAACAAGTTTTTCGTATTCGGCACGTTCGAGTTGCATAAACTCATTCGTCATCTTCCTCTCCTTCTTCTCCCCAGACATTCTCGCTTACCCAATCAAGCCACGCAAAGAACACTGTCTTGGTATAGCCAGTAGCCTCGTCTATCATTGATTCGAGGGGGGCGCTTCTAATAACACTCAATAAATCATATCCCGTATCTTCCTTAAATGTATCGGTAAATTTCTTTTCGCCAGAAGCCCATCTTGCACATGCAAGAAAGGCACCCTGCATAACAGGATTGTCTTCGGTATAGGCTGGTTGTTTCTTCATGCCTTCAATCATTCTGACTCCACTATTCTTATGCGCTCCATAAGACTCTCCATCGACGCAAGTTCCGAATCATCGCAACCATCCCACAGAGAACCGTGCGTAATGCTGTATAGCCCATTGGCAATTAATGTATTAATAGGTTTTGCATCCTCTTGTGGCGACAGCAATTCTGTCTTAATGCTCTTGATTGAGCCATCTTTCCCATAGGAGACATTGGTCTTGCGTGGTTGTAGAAATTTACCAAGAAGCCCGTAATCGTCTTCGGATATGGCTATCTCGAATTTCTTCATTATTCTTTTCCCTCCTTTATGTATCCCATTTCTGTGCCGAACCACGTAAGGGCAGCGGTTGGCGTACTAACCCCCTTTTCAACCGTATCATAAGCCATATTGAAGTATGTCTTAGCCCTGTTATCTTCCATCCTTAGCACACTCAGGTTTTTTTCTATTGCCCCCAATGACTGAATGAGCTTTTGTATTTCCTTTGCTAAGTCACTATTACAAGTAGAGAGACTAAGAACCCTGTCCCTGTCTTCTTGTATACAGGACGGGCATAAAATCATACCCCCGATAATTGTACCATCTGGGACTTCGGTACTAACAGGTTCATCACATTTAGTACAATAAAGTTTCATTAGCTATCCTTTCGCATTTATATATGCTTCCAGTAGTTCCAAGATATTCTTTCTCCCCACTGGGTTAGCGGAATGACAATGATACCTAAAGTCTTTAGGCATCTTGCCTGTTTCGTGGTCGTATTCAATTACCAACTTGCAA